ATCCGCATCGTCGGCGGAAGCATCGCGCCGGCATCGCCCGCGGGCGGCTCGGTCGCCGGCTCGGGGTTCGGCGCGGGCGGCTCGGTCGCCGGCGGCTCTCCAGACGCCGGCACGGCGTCGCCCGGCGCCTTCGAGATCGTGAGCGCGCCATCCGCACCCGAGACGATCTCGGCTCCGAGTCGCGTCGACGCCGACGACTTCACGACGAGGAAGCGACGCTGATTCGCGGCACGGTCCACCATCGAGACTTCCTCGACCTGAATGTCAGTCAGTCGAAACGCCGTGTCCGCCATCGTCAAACCTCACGCGCACGAGTGTATCCGCCCACGCGATCTTCACGCAAGCGCGGCACCATCCGGAGCCCGAACGGCAGAACCACCGATCGAGAAGCCGGTGTAGCTTCCATCCTTCACCGACTGCCAGAGCGCATCGTCGACGACGCGCACGCCGAGAAGCCATGTCCCGCGCTTCACCGTCTGCGCGCCGACTGCGAAGTCGGCCGGCGCGAGATAGCTCTCCAGGATCTTGATCTTCCCGGTCACGATCTCCGCATGTTGAAGCCCGATCTGCCCGTAGTTTTCCAGGAACTTGTGCGCCGCGCTTCGCACTTCGTCGGCGGAGTAGATGTCCGCTTGCGCGTCGACGGTCTCCGGTTCGAGCACGATGCCGAGCACGTAGCGCTCTTCGATCGCATCGTCGGCCTTCACGAATCGCGCACGAGCCGGAGCCGACTTCGCGAGCGCATCGACTCGGCTCTCGACGAACTCGACGAGACGCGTCGCGCGCGGCGTGCTCTTCGAGACGAAGAGCGTTCCGGGTCGCGTCGTCACGCGAAACGACACCCCGCCGAGTTCCTTCGCCAGCAGCGCGCCGTCGGCGTCGTCGCGAACAAGCGCGACCCATCGATCCGTGGTCGAACGCGTCGACGCGTCCGCGCGGAGATCGACGACCTCGACTTCGCCGACGAAGAGTGACGCTGCGAGGATCGCGTCGTCCGCCTTCCTCACCGGCTCGGCTTCGACATCGTCGACGACCGCGAGGAACCGCTTCGACACGATGCGGTACGGCGAGCCGTCGACGAGCGCGATCGAGTCGTCGTCGAAGATCTCAGCCTCGACCAACGCGTCACGAACGCTCTTCGCAGTCTCGACGTCGACGGCTTGCCAGTAGCGGAACTCCGCCGGAACGCTTGCCGCGAGCGTCGGAGCCATCCCCGGATCCCCGAGCGGGGGAATCGCGCCGGCGCGCACCGCCGCCGCCGTGAGCACGAACGGGAGCGCGTTCGACTTCGAGAGCTTGTCCGACGCGAAGCGCTCCGCGTGTTCCGCGTTCGCTCCACTCGACGACTTGCGACGACGTACGCGCATCCCGTTCTCCCTCACGCGTTGAAGTCCAACGGCCAGCCGTCGGCGTCGCGCATCGCACCGGGCTTGACGATCGCCGCATCCCCCGCGGCCTTCGTCACCGCCGACGCATCCCCCGCGGCCTTCGCCGCGTCGTCGACCTCGACCTCGCCGCTCGGCGGTTCCGACGTCGTCCCGCTCGGGGTCGACGCCGCCGGCATCGCGCCGATCACGCCCGTCATGCTGCCGAGCATCGCGAAGGCTTCGTCCATCTGCGCGAGCTTGCCCAGCGCACACACGGCTTCCTCGACCTTCCACGCGATGCGGTAGGGGTCGACCTTCGTCTCGCCGTCGTACGGTTCGAGACCGAGCGCGAGCGCGAGACGATCGAGCATCGCGCGCGACTCGCCGGCCTTCGTCACCGGCACGACCGAGCCGTCGGCCTTGTTGACGTGGAAGCGAAGCGAGCCGACCACCGACTTGACGACGTCGACGTTCGCGAACGCGATCCCGTTCTCGTCGACGGGGAGGTTCGCCGGCGTCGCCGACTCCGCCTTCGTCGTCTGATGCTGATCGGGATCGACGTACATCTTGATCCGCGCCTTGCCGCCGGATGCGAACGCCGACTTCGCGGCGTCCATCGCTTCGCGGAGCGCGACGAGTCGCGCCTTGCGGACGTCGCCCTCTTCCTTCTCCGCCGCCTTCGTCTGCTCGGCCACGTAGCCGTCGAAGCCCGCGGAATCGAATCGGCGGAACCCGTCCATTTCGTCGAGAAGGGAGTCCACGGTCTCGATCGACGCGTCGAGCGACGACGCGCCCTCCGTGCCCTCGTCCGTGGTCGCGGTCTCGCTCTTCGTGATCTGCACTCGATTCTTCGACATGTTCCTACCTCGCGGTTCTGGTTAGCGCCTCGGGATCACGATGTCGCGGGGCGGAGTCCAGACCGCGCGCTCGTGTTCCGGATTCCATGGCGTACCGTCGAGCTTCGCACGAAGCCCGCGCGGAAGCGCGTCGCAGATCCGCGGGAGACTCCACTTGAGATCTCCGCGAAGCTCGCGCACGAGCGCGAGACACAACGCACCTCGCCGACGAACTTCGTCGCGAGTCGCCGTCGAGCCGTCTTCCGCGAAGCTCCGCGCGACCGTGGTCTCGATCGCACGCGTGAGCTTCCCGAGCGCGTTCGGTTCCGTGATTCCAAGTCCGAGGATTTCGCCAGCCACGACGCAATCATGCCCCGGAGCGTTCCGCATGTCGAGACCGTGTCTTCGTCGGAGACACGCTCACCCGACCACCGGAATGATCGTCGAACGGCAGTTGCCGTGAAGCGGGGGCCACGGGATGCCGAAGCCGGAAAGCTGCGATGCACTCGCCGCACCCGAGTAGCTTCCGCGATCGTCACGCGCTCCGACACCCGACCGATCGATCGTTGCGATCGTCGTTCGCTCACCGTCGCGCGTGAAGTACAGAACGCGGTTCCCCTCTTCGTCTCGACCCGTGCGGATCCATGGGTTCTCGTTCTTCACCGCTTCAGGATCGGTTAGCTGCGTGAGCGCTTCGATCCGCGCCGTTGCATCGCCCACGCTGAACGTCTGCCCGTGGTAGAAGCGGCATTGGTCGGTCGTGACTTCGTCGAGCACCGCCTCGAACTGATACGACGTGATCCCGGCATCGCGGAACGATCCGATCTGCGAGAACGTGCGACCCGTGTTCGAGAACGCGGTCGCGACGACCTGCCAATAGCTCGCCGGCTGCGCGATGCGCGAGCCCACGGTCTCCGCCAGCCGTTGCGCGATCGTCGACGAACCGAGCCCTTGCTCGACGCCGTTCGTCACGACCTCGCGCGCGATCGCCGCGAGGTCATCCGCACGCACGCCGTACGCATCGCGAACGAAGAGCGTGTTCAAGCTCCGGATCCATCGCTCCGCCGCGAGGTCGCGCTGCGCGAGTGAGGTGTCGATCGTGAAGCCGAACCGACGAATCGCGCTCTCTCGCGTCGCCGCCATCGTGCGACCGCCGGTGATCCTGAACGTCTCGCTCACGGATGGCATGACCACCTTGCCGACGTCGTTCGTGATCGACCGAATCGCATCGATCGCTGCGTTCATTTCTTCGCGCGTGAGCGATGCCCACTCGACTCCAGAGATCGCATCGATCGCTCGCGCGACCGCCGACACCTCGTAAGGGCGCGCGTCGTTCTGCAACGCCGTGGCGACCTGCGAAGCGATGCGGAGGAAGTCGTCTCGGTCGAGCGGATCGAGCGCCTTCGTGACGTTCGTCGTGACGATGACGCCGAGCGCTTGCTCCGCGGCGGTCCGCGCTTTGACGATGCGCGCGAAGTCGATCACGTCGGCTCGATCCCGAGTTCGTCGACGAGCACCGAGAGCGGAACGCGAAGCACGACCGCCCCGTCGTCGTCGTCGCTCTTCGACACCGACTCGCGAGGGTTCGCGCTCGCACTCTCCGCCGCCGCTGCGTCCGCGAAGCGCTTCCGCGCTCCGACCTTCTCGGCTTCGACCAACGCGTCGCGAAGCGCGATGATCTCCGATGCCATCGCCGCGAGATCCGGAGCCGATACGTGCTTCGCTCCGAATCGACGAGTGAGGTTCACCGTCCGAGCTTCGGTGCGACCGCCCTTCAACGCTTGCGAGATCACACCGTCGGCGGTCGGGTCGATTCCGTTCGGCGGGATCGCGTCGTCACGCGTCGGGATGAACCGATCTTCGCCTTCGGTGTCGAACGGAATCCCGACCTGCGTGAGCATCTCGGGCTGATAGATCCAGTCCGCATCGATCTCGGGGAGCTTGCGATCGAAGACGAGTTCGCCGACGAGTTCACGCGCGTCCGCCGCGACGAGCACGTTCGCACTCTTGAGCTTCGCGATGATGTTCGCCATGACTTGCGGATCGCGAACCTGCACCGAGTTGCTCACGAACTTCCAGTAGCGAACGTCGAGATCTGCGAGCACGAAGCGATTGATCGTGAAATCGAACTCGACGCGCTCGGGTCCGAAGACCTGTCGCTCCGCGAACTCCAACGCGGCTTCGGCAGTCGAACGATTGAAGTCGCGCACGTCTCCGCGGAGCATCCGCGGGAGTCGGAACATGATCCCGACCTTGTCCGCGTTGCGCTCGTCGTACTTCTGGAAGAGCGCGTCCGACTGTTGCGCCTGCGTGAGCGGACGAAGCTCGATCTTCATCCGACCGTTGTTCTCGATGTCGCCGCCGGTCGGCTCGGCTTCGATGATCAGGATCTTGTGGAAGTTCTTCTTCCCCTTGATCTGATTCTCGACGTAGCTCTCGATCCGCTTCACCGAATCCGCGGACACGCGACCACCGCTCACGAGCATCGCCAACGGCGGAACCGACTTGTTCTCGAAGTAGAGGTAGTTCACCTCTTCCGCGTGTCGCGTACCGAAGACCGAGAGCAACGCGCCGACCCAACGCGGAACGCCGTACGGTGTTCCCGATGATGGGATCCGGAAGTGGAAGACTTCGGTCGCGGTCGTCGCGTCCGCGCCTTCCTTCGCCTTCATCGCGAGATCGTTCGTGTAGTACGTCCCGGTCTTCGACGACATGACTCGCGGATCGCCGAGTTCTTTGAAGAACACCGTCGAGCGCGGCGAGCCTTCGACGATCTGCACGAAGCGTCGAAAGCGACGCGAGCGCTTCTCGCGGATCACCGTGATCGGAGTGAGGCGACGCGGAACGATCACCGGCACGAACTCGCGCCCCTGCGTCGTGAGTCGCATCGTGGACACGGGAAGATAGACGAACTGCGTCACGCGTCCGCGGTCGTCGCGGAGGATCTCCCAATACGCATTTCCCGTGACTTCGAGGTCTTGTCGCGTGCGACGTCGAAGCGACGTGAACGACTCTTCGACCGTGCACGCGTCGAAGAACGAGAGCACCCGCATTTGTTCGAGCGCCATCGCTTGATCGACGAGCTTGATCCGTTCGGCGACTTCGTCTTCGCTCGGAATCGGATCGACGGCTGAACCCTTGTCGCGCGCTTCGAGTCGTTCGAGGTAGATCGCGTCGCGAACGATCTTGCGAGCATCGTCGCCCGAGAGCGAGACCGAGGGCTCCAAGTGGAAGCCGTTCGCGTCGATGTTCGTCGCGTACGCGTCGACGTTCGGTCGTAGCGCCGACGAGTTCTCGAAGAGGTCGTTCAGCACGCGCGGGTCGTACGGCGGAACGATCGCGCCGGCTTGCTCGAAGCTCTTCGTGACTTCGTCCACCGCGCGAGACGTCTCGCGCGCGGTCTCGTCGCCGATGACGAACGCCTTCAACGCTTCGACGCGTTCGCCGATGCCCGGCCCGCTCTTGCCGCCGTCTGCCATCGTCACGCCATCCGCGCGTTGCGCCCGGAGTACATCGCGCTCGGTGTGCCCGAGGTCCACGCCGAAGCCGTGATCCGAATCGCGCGGAACGACGAGTTCAGGTGGTGGTTGTGGATCACGAGGAAGCCCGGTCCCGTCGCGTTGTCGGAGATCCGAGCGTAGTTCGTCCCGTCGATCGTCGCTTCCGCGTGGATCGTACCCGTGAACGCGCCGACCACCGCGATCGCGTGGTCCGTGAAATCCGGAACCGAGATCGGCGCACCGCTGGCGACCGACGTCGGAACTTCGATGGTGGTGAACTCGCTTCGCATCGTCGTCTCCTACTGCCGGCGAATCCCGCCGACGACCATCGCGCCCGGTGCATCGGGCGGAAGTAGCTCGCGCGCGACCTTTGCGACCACGACGCAATTCGGCGAGTGAGCGATCGACGTCACGCGTCGACGATTCGCACGCAGCCGCTTCTCGACTTGTTCGGCTGCACCGTCGACGGTGCGTGCACGAATCGAGAACGCGAGCGCGGGATCTTCGCGGTACGCGCGCGGCGCGCCCGGTTCGACCTCGACCTCGACGAAGACCCTCGCACGGAACTCTCGCGACATGCCGCGAGGATAGCCGCTCTCGTGCGAAAGCGCGAGCCCCTACACGAGCGGGCGAGACCCGCGGCACACCGGGAAGCCGATGCACCCGAAGAACTCGCCAGAACGCCCAGCACGGCGCGCCATCGCGCGACCGCACTCGGGACACGTCGGTCGCTTCACCGCGTCGCCGTACGCCCCGCGGAGCGCTTCGCGGAGCCGTGCGACGAACACCTCGACGCGCGCGCCTTCGTCATCGCCGCGCGGAGCCGTGCGAAGCACCTTCGTCGACGTCGAGACCGCGCGCTCGCCCTCCGGCGTCGGAGCGACGAGCACGATCCGAACCGCGTCGTCTCCGCATCCGCGCACCTTCGCAGCGCCGACCGCGATCGTCGTGTAGCACTTCACCACGATCCGACCGCCGGGGGGAATCAGCACCGCGACGATCTCCGACCCGCTCACGTCTTCGCGATAGCCCCCGTGCTTCGCCTTCACGCACTCGCCGATCTCACGAAGCTCGCGAAGCAAGCGGTCCGCCGGAACCGAAACGTATCGAGCACCCTTCGCCATCGTCGACCATCCTTCCGGGGCAAGCCCCGCCGATGCTCGTAGATATATGCGAAGCGCGACGCGTCGTCAAGCTCTCTCAAACACGATCGGGATCACGACGTACGCATCGCCGCGGAGTTCCTCCGGCGTCCGATCCCACGCGTGCGACGGTCGCTCCGCGACGATCGATCGTTCGCGATCGAAGACCACGATCTCGGCTCCGCGACTCGCCGCCGCTGCGCGTGCCGTGATCAGCGCGTGGTGCTGCGCATCGTCACCGCGCGCGACGCGCACGCGCCAGCCCGGCACCGGAACGCGCGACACGACCTCGGCCACGAATCGATCGACGCCGCCGGCTTGCTCGACGACTTCGAGCGGCGGCGTCAACGTGAACGCGCACGAGTTCGCCGGCGGTGTCTCCGACGAAGACACGCGGTCGCGGCGAACTCGAACCCGAGGTTGCATCGGTGCCGTGCTCGTGCGCGCCTTGTGCGAGTTGTAGAAGACCTCGATCGCCTTCGGAGTTCGGTCGATGACTTCCGCGATCTCGCGGTAGGTCTTCCCCTGCCGACGTAGCTCGAAGATCGTGTCGATCTCGCTCTTCCCGTATGCGCGCGCTGCTCTTCCCGTCATGCCCCATCATCCGCCACGACGGCGGAATCGGGCGAACGGTAGTGGAGTTCAGCCTTGCGATCCGTGAGCTTCTCCCATCGCGCGATCACGACGTCGATCCACTTCGGTTCGACGTCGACACCGATGCAACGGCGCCCCGTGAGTTCGCACGCGAGCAACGTCGTACCGCCGCCGATGAACAGATCCAGCACGAGTTCGCCCGGCTCCGTGTGTCGCTCGACGAAGCCGCGCACGAGCGCGATCGGCTTGCTCGCGTTGTGCGGTCGGTCGTCGCCCGTCGCTCGGTTCTCGCGGACGATGTTCTTCGAGTTCACCATCCGATTCCCCGTGACCTTGCGCGACGCGATCGAAGTCAGCGGCGGATCGACGACCGAGAACAGCACGAGTTCGTGGCATTGAGCGTACATCGAACCGAGTCCGCCGCCCTTGTCCCATACGACCATGTTCTTGATCGGAAGCGACGCGCGCCGATGCGCCTCGACGAGCGCTGCCCACGAACGCCAGTCGCAGAAAAAGAGAAGGTGCGCGAAGAGCCGCGAACGTAGCGCGGCGGTCTTCACGATCATCTCGAAGAACGGAACCACCATCCGATCGTCCGCGATGCTCGCGCCGATGCCGGTCGACGATCCGAAGATCGCGTACGGCGGATCAGTGATCACGGCGTCGACCTTCGCGTCGTCGGGAAGCACTCGATCGAGCGTCGTCGGAACTCCGGTGTCACCGCACACGAGGAAGTGATCGCCGAGCTTCCACACGTCGCCGAAGCGCGCACGACGCACCGCCGAGATCTTCTCGTAGTACGCATCCGCCGCCGCCGCGCGCTCTTCGACGTCTTCCGCCGTGATCGTGCGCTTCTTTCCGCGTCGACCTCCCGCGAGGTCTTCGAGCGCCTTCGACCGCTCGCTCTTCTCGTCGACGTCGTCGCCAGTGTCGCCGCCGATGTCTTCGAGAAGCTCGTCGAGCGCGCTCGTGTCGAAGCCGGTTCCTTCGAGCGCGTCGAGCGCGCGCTGGTCTTCGAGGATCGCGGCCAGCCCCGCGTCATCCCAGCCGCCGATTTCGACCAAGCGATTGCTCGCGACGAGATACGCCTCCGCCTCGTGCTCGTTCGCGAAGCCGACGCCACGAAGCACCGGCGCACACCACTCGCCGTCGTCGCGCACACGCACGCGCCGCGGCGGAGGAAGCCCGCGCTCGCGCATCCGTTCGAGCGTCTCCGCTCGACCATGCCCCGCGACGATGCGCTTCGTTCCTTCGTCGAACACGATCGGATCGACGAAGCCGAATCGACGGAGGCTCGCCTCGATCTCGTCGAGGTCGTGCTTCTTCGGGTTGCGCGGCCAGCGCGCGATCTCTGTCAGCGCGACGAGTTCGATCCGCGGTGTCTCGTCGACGACCGACGTCTCCGGCGCGCGCACGCGTCGCCGCTTCGGGCTCTCTGCCATGGGTTCCTCCTACCTGCGAGAGCCGAGCCTAGCACCTCACGCCGCGAGAGAGCGCCGAATCGCTTCCACGACTTCCGGCATGCGCTCGTCGGGAAGCGGAAGTCCGCCGACCTCCGGCCCACCGATGACGTATCGACCGCGCTCGCCGTCGACTCGCACGACTTGCTTCGCTCGAATCCAGTTGTCGACTCGCACGCCTGCACTCGCGAAGTCCGATCGCGTGAGCACCTCACCCGCGCGGAGCCGAAGACACAATCGCGCGGCCGCGAGCTTCCACGGCGAGATCGTGCGCGGGCTCGGAACCCCCGCCGGGATCTCGACCTCGACTCCCACCGGCGGAACCCAACACCGCCCCGCGACGATCTCGCGCCGCGGCCCGCTGCGAAGCATCCACACCGGCCCGAGACCCGCTCGCAAGTTCCGCGGCGTGAAGACTCCGATCCGAAGCTCGCTCGCGATCCGCGAGAACGGAACCGTCACCGCCGGCACGAGCACCGCGACCACGTCCGGCGACCGCCGGCGCGGAGCGACGATCGACTGCCCGAGCACGTCGAGCCCGGCGCGTAGCTTCGCCTGAACCCCGATCTGCTCTTCGGTCTCCGGCTCGACGAGGATCATGTCCCAGCCCGAGCACTCCGGCACCACGCGGAACCCCTCCCGCTTCGCTCGCTCCGCGAGCACGTCGCAGAGCGCCGCCTCGCTTCCCTTGAACTCAGCCCGCGGATCGTCTCGTCGGATCGCTCGTCGTCGCATCCTCGAATCCTACCACCTCCGCCCTGCGTGTCTTCGTCGGAGACACGCACTCAC